GGAGCGAGAAAGCTGTAGCTGCTCTGGACGACATGGGCATCGCCGCTGCTAACAAGGGTGACGAGAAGGATTACTTCATTACGATGAAGAGTAAGAATCCGATGCGCGTTACAGATGATCAGGGTGTCGAGTATGACTCCGATGTTATGATCGCTAACGGCAGCGAAGCAGTCTGCGTTGTTGGGTACTATGACTGGTCAGTAGGTACAGGACGTAGCCCAAGCATGATCAAGTGTAAGGTCACGAAGATGATTGAGTACGTTGACGATACTGTTGACGAGGCTGACGCACTGTGATTCATATTGATGGGGATATCGTAGCCTACCGCTGCGCGTACAAGTCACAGGAGGACAGAGAGGAGTACGCGGCGTATAGTGCTGGTGCTTATCTGTCTGACTTGATCAGCGACTTGTACATCCTCATCGAGGACGAGCCTGAGTACCGTGTATACCTCACGGGAAAGGGCAACTTCCGAGACAACATCGCAGTGACTGCTGGCTACAAAGCAAACAGGAAAGACAAGCCAAAGCCTGAGCACCTTGGAGCCATTAGGCAGTACCTGATAGACGAGTGGGCTGCTATCGTTAGCGTAGAGGAAGAGGCAGACGACTTGATCGCCATTGCTGCTACCGCCGACGACGACTCACTGATTGTCAGTATCGACAAGGACTTCGATCAGGTTCCGGGCAAGCACTTCAACCCTAACAAGCAGAGTTTCTACGACGTTAGCGAAGAAGATGCTGTACGTTTCTTGTACGAACAAATACTAACGGGTGACCGCGCAGATAACATCATCGGTATCAAGGGTGTAGGCCCAGTCAAGGCTAAGAAAGCACTGGCTGACTGCACAACTGAACGTGAGATGTATGATGTGTGTGTCGAAATGTATGACGACGAAGAGCGTGTCATTGAGAACGCAAGGCTACTATACCTGCGCCGTCAAGAAGGAGAGATCTGGAATGCGCCGAACCAGAGATAACGTACCAAGGGGCTACGACTCGTGGCTTGAATGGGACTTAGCGCAGCAGCTTAAGGGATGTGAGTACCACCCTTGTGCCGTTGCATACGTACAACACAAACATTATCATCCTGACTTCACTTACAAGGCCAACGGTATAACTTATTATATCGAAGCCAAAGGGAGATTCCGTGAGAAACCAGAGGCTCGTAAATATGTCGATGTCAAGAAGGCTCTCAAGCCAGAGGAGGAGTTGGTATTCGTGTTCCAAAACCCCAACAACAGAATGCCAGCAGCAACCAAGCGAAAGGACGGAAGCTACTACTGCATGTCAGACTGGGCAGAGCGCAACGGATTTGATTGGTACACTCCAAAGACTTTACCAAAGGAGTGGACGCAATGACTAGACACTTAATCATACCTGACACACAGGTAAAACCGGGAGACAACTATGAACATATTCGATGGGCCGCTCGGTACGCTGTTGCTACTAAGCCTGATGTTATCATCCACCTTGGTGATCATTGGGATATGCCTAGCCTTTCCAGTTACGACGTAGGTAAGAAGTCCTTCGAGGGACGGCGCTACTCTGAGGACGTACAGGCTGGCAACAAGGCTATGGCTGCGTTCATGGACACTATCAAGGCAGAGCAAAAACGATTGCGCAGTAACAAGAAGACAGTATGGAAGCCACGCCTAGTCTTTACGATGGGCAACCACGAGCAGCGCATTGAACGTGCAGTAGAGAATGACGCAAAGCTTGAAGGGCTGATGAGCTACGACGACTTGGCGCTGAAGGGCTGGGAGGTACATCCCTACCTAAAGCCAGTGGTCATTGATGGTGTAGCGTACTGTCACTACTTCACCAGTGGTGTCATGGGCAGACCTGTTTCGTCAGCGAAGCTACTGCTACAGAAGAAGCACATGAGTTGTGTGATGGGTCACGTTCAAGACAGAGACATCGCTTTTGATCGCGACGCATCAGGTAAACGTATGACTGCCCTGTTCGGTGGTATCTTTTACCAACATGATGAAGAGTATCTTAACCCACAAACTAACGGTAGCTGGGCTGGGCTGTGGATGTTCAACGAAGTAGACAACGGTGCGTTTGACGAGATGCCTATCAGCATGACGTACCTTCGGAGGCGGTATGGCACGGACGTTTGATGAGATGCTTGAGCTTATAGCAGACAACATAGATGAGATAACACTGCTTGAAGTTCTTGAGATAAACTCTTATGATCTTGTAGCCAACTTTCAAGATAAGATACAGACTAACATAGATAAGTTTAACGGATTGGAGGACGAAGTAGATGACAACCAAAAGTGATCGCAACCTTTCAATAGACTCAGCATCACCACGAGAATGGGACACAGTAGCAGCTAAGTTGTACCACCCCGCTGACATACCTGCTGGGTTTAAGCCTGATGAGTACATCATACGTAACGGTGTCAAGACTTGGACTAAGGAGTCCTGTCCTGTGGAGCGCCCAGATCACTACAACACAGGAGCGATTGAGGCCATCGAAGCTATACGTGCATCTATGGATTCTGACCAGTACTTCGGTTACCTCAAGGGTAACGTGATGAAGTATCTATGGCGCTACGACTACAAAGAAAAACCTGTTGAGGATCTACGCAAGGCTGACTGGTATCTTAATAGGTTGATTGATGCGTTGATAGAGGATAACCAATGAACAAGTATGACACAGAGCAAACAATATACTACACGTTCTTAATTGTCCTGTTAGTGTTCAACGTAACGTGGCTAATGTCGGAGTTCTTATGAAGGTAGTTCAAGGTGAGTTCGGTAAAACCAAGGAGGCTGTCAAGGCGTCTGACTTGTTTCAGTCTTTGGCTGACGCAGTAGATGAGATGGAAGAGGAAGGCATAGAAGTCAAGACAGCTATCGTTATCTTCAGTGACAGTAAGGTGATGCAAGTTGTCAGCAATGATGGCTATCCAGATTCTACGCACATGCTGTTAACGATGGGAGCACAATCAGTTATGTTAGAAACTTTAGGGTACGGAGGAGAGGAATAGATGGACGCATATCAACAGTACATACACAAGTCACGGTACGCACGTTACATACCAGAGAAGCAACGCCGTGAGACTTGGGAAGAAACAGTGGGTAGGTACGTAGACTACTGGGGTGACAAGCTGCCTGAGGCTGACGCTAAGGAGGCGCGTAAGGCTATAGAGAATCTGGAAGTGATGCCGTCGATGAGGGCGTTGATGACTGCGGGTGACGCTCTTGATCGTGACAACGTAGCAGGATTCAACTGTAGCTACATGCCTATTGATCACCCTAAAGCATTTGATGAACTCATGTATGTCCTTATGTGTGGCACAGGTGCGGGATTCTCAGTAGAACGTCAGTACATACATAAGTTGCCAGAGGTAGCAGAGGACTTTCATGGAACCGACAGTATCATACACGT